GCTGTTTGATTGACGGCAAACAGGTTTATCCAAGCATCATTATCAGCATTGCGCTGTTTGATAATGTTGGCGCTTGTGTCATACCAGAGTTGATAGGCAACCATCGTTGATGGCTGTGATGATCCAGAATTTATGGATAAAAGCGCAGATAAGGAATTATTCAAATCTGTGCGGAACGCAGGAAAGCCCTGATCTTCAATCGTTATGGGTACATTCTGACTCATGTCTTCTCCTTATGCCGCTACCTCGCCAAAGCCTTGGGCAACGTAGTCAAATGTTCTATCAACCCCTGCGCTCGAGCTATTGAAAAACTGAATGGTGAATCCCGTTGCCGATTTGTTGGTTATAACATAGAAATCGCCGCTTTGTAAGTTTTGGGCCGCTATACCTAAACCTTGAAGAGATTTGAAAGCAGGGCTGAATGTTATTGCTTTGGTGCCTGTGCCACTAGCCAAGTCAGCTTCCGCAAGCGTTCTATCTGGCATATCAATAGAAACTGACAGTGCCGTGATCTTTGGTGAAGCCTGTGCATCAGAGCTTGTGAGTATGGCCTTGAACTTGAAGCCCCTTGCCTTGTAATCACCCACAAAAAACTTTCTGAACGCTGTGTAAGTAGGTGACCCACTGTTGGGGTCATCCTCAGTAGTCGCCACCTGAAGCTCTACATTGGTGTCATCGAATGCCTGAACATCTCCATCAAAGTTGCCAGTTCGATCATCAAAATTACCTTGTGCGGCGTCAAACGTAGTCAGATATTCAACCCGCTCCACCGTGATGTTGGCGGTCAAATGGCTGGTGTAGACTGCGCCAAGGTCGACGGGACTATCAAATTCATAAGTTCCTGTGCTTTGAACTGACCCACCGCCGCCATCAAATAAGCCAGCGGCATCATCAAAGTTGCCACTCGCGCTATCAAAGTTGACGGTTGTGTCCATAATCAAAGCATTCTCAGTTGTCGCTACGCAGTTTGTTTTGGTGCCGCTGAATGATGGGCTTTGTGTTGTCGTGGTAACTGAGTTAAAGCCTTTGATAGCTTCAATGATGGCGACGGATGACGTTGCATTCAAAGATGCCAGTCCCAGCTTATCTATCGCCTTGATAAAATATGTTCCAGTCATGGCAGGAACCGTCGCCGTGTTCGCTGGCCTTGAAATCTTCTCTGCAAGCGTCACAGCGTTCCCATACTGTGCGCCCGTGGTGAGGCTTGAATGGCGTATTATGTAGTGGGATAAATCAACATCTGTGGATGGCGTCCAGCTTAGAGCCGCCTCTGTGCCAATGATGTTGACGGCAAAATCACTAACATTAGCTGGCGGCGCGGTCTTACCAACAATCTGGTGCTGGACTGTAGTGAATGGCGACCTAACGCCCAAGGCTGTAATCACTCTGGCTCTAACGTCGTAGAGTACCCCATCTTCCACATCCACAAGCTCAAACTTGTTTGATGATGAGGTGCCGATTGAAATGAACTCTGAATCAGCCGCCTTCTTGGCCTGAACCTCAAACTGGTCAGCAAACGTATTTCCAGATGTGACCTCTGCAACGAGAACAGACAGAGCCTTTTGGTTGAACGACTGAAGCTCATCGGTTGCGACTACGCTTGGCGCGGTGATGTCAAACGGGTCTGGCAGGTTGGTGTTGTCTTGCGCGAATGCCGCCTCTTCCGCATTCCAGTCATATACCGCGCTATTGGTTTCTCGCAACTGGAGCGATACTCCGACATTGCTTGCGTCGGCTTGAATATCCCACTGCGCCACCTCGAATATCTTATTGGTGAATCCGAATTTGGAATTGGTTATCTGAACTGTGTCTCCGACATTTAACTGGAATGCTTTCAGATTGAATGTGCCATTCAGAACAACTTGTTGCCGATTTCTGAAAAGGGCTATTTTGGCAAGCCTTTGAGCCATTGCTACAGAGCTTGTGTATGGCAGATTAAATTCCAGGAATTTCAACTGGTTATTGTCTTCTGCCAAAAATGTAGATGATTGGAATGCAGGGTAATCTGCCGCCACATAGTCTGTAGTTGCTGGGCTAAATACGCCTTTGACCGCGTTGAAATTATCGCGAATGCTTTGCTTGGTTTGCAGTTGCAGTCCAGCGATGGCATCGCCTTCGTCAAGCGTGATTGCTGGGCTTACATAGCCAGCGGCTTTGAGATTGAATTGCCCGTTGGTGTAAAAAAGAACGCCGCCGCATGATGTCAAAATTTGCTCAATCGTTCGCTTTGGCTGTTCTGCTGATTCGATTGTCCCGTGAAACTCGTAGCGTTTTTCTGTTCCACCAGCCGCCAGCGTTACATTCTCATCACATAGATTTGCGGCGGTTGTGAAACTTGTGTCATTGATCTCACCTGAAGACGCGCCGACTCCATATCTTGTGTCAGTTAGATAATCCCTGATGCACAGGGCCGCATTTGCAGAGAACGCTGTTGATGAATTTCTTGGATCAAATACCTTCTTGCCAGATACCAAAGCCGTGATGGTCGGGATGCCATTCGGAAACGCATCCCTGTCAAATTCCAGCCTTGCATAAAGATACGCCACGCCTCTCAAACGATGTTGAGATGTCCAGCCTGATTGGCTTTCTGCCACAAGATCGGTGTCTGCTATTTGATCATCTGCGCCTGAATGAGTTTTCACCCTCACCAAACCCGCATATCTACTTGGTGATGTGCAATTTCCATTTCCGTCTAGCGTAAGTTGCACATCATTCAGCCTGATCGCTGATATGCTTTGAACCTCATGGCTTGCAAGCGTAACAACCAGATGAAGATACTTGTCATTATCCGTCGACTCAATATGAGCCAAAAGACCAGAAACCCTGACTGTGCCATAGACTGCCCTGCGCGGTTGCGTGGGCTGTTTGATCATCTGCCGTCTGTTTTGGCTCTGGCTTGTGAAGCTTGAGAAATCTGGCAATTCTGGAACAGGCGATAGCGCCGACATTGCCGCCGTACCCGCCGCATAAATTGCGGCAGAGGCAAGAAACGTCAAACTTCCGATTGGATTCACAACCGCCATCAACGCCGCTGTGATTACCGTTTGTGGGTTAGTGAGTGCTTTTACAAATCTTTTGAAAAAACCCATTATGTACCCCAGACGATTTCTTTATCTTGAAGGCCAGCGACAAAATCAAAACCTTTGTCATCTGGAAAATCAATCTTTTGATCTTCACTTGTGAATCTTCTCACCTTTGATTGTTCCAGATTTATAAGTTTGTTTTCTGCGGTCAGCCCAATGGTGCTGGTATCTGCGTTCTCTTGAATGGTCATAATATCGATAAAACCCTTGAACAACGCATAGGGCGTCGATACCACGGAGCCGTTTGACATTGTGCCAAAGTAAATGATGGCCTCCCGTCCCTGATAATTCTCGTTCAGGGCTAATGATACGAGGTCGCTTGGCACTCCTGAGATAGATATTTGGACGCCGTTGGCCTGCACATTGGCAGTCTCTGAAACCCTATCAATTCCGATGAATGTGCCAGTGCCGATATATTCTTCTGAATTGATGGTGATGTTGCCTGTGCCTGTCCATGCCAGAACTGGGTCACTTTCAAAATCTAACTTGAACGCCAAGAATGGTTGCAGGGTTGCCGCTTCCATTTGTGCAATCATGTTTGATGTGACATCTCTTGCCATTAGGCTATCCTAAAAATATTGAACCTGCCGCCGTTGGCTATGGCTTTTACAGTGCCAGAGCCAGAGCTTCTTTCTGCCACCACTTGGAAAACATCGTTAGCGGTGACTGTAAATATAATAGATGCTGAAGCCGTGGTTGCGTCTTGCGCGTTGTTTCTATTGTAAGTGTTTGACAAAGTGCCAGCAATATCGCTGTAAGAACCCCCTGATGGTTTTTTCTGCATTTTGATTGCGACTTCAGTTCTGGATGCTGTAGCACTTTGTCCAATTGTTACTTGATAAGAAAACATATAAGTCCCAGCAGTGCTAACCGTCACCTCGCCGCCGCTTTCAGTGAAAACTGAACCTACGTTTTGTCTGTTTGTCTGAAAGTCTAACGCCGCAAATGATGTTCCCAAATCTTGATCAGCACTAATATAAGAATCATAATAAGCAGTTGCTGGTGTGTTACCAATGAATGAAGTAGCTGTTACTGTACCATTTACGTCAAGAGTGGTTGCGGGTTCTGTTTTGCCAATACCAACCTTACCGTCAGCTACGACATTCAATAAGCTATCAGCATTCCAGAACCCAATTTCAAAACGGTTTGAAGTGCTACCACTGCCAGCGTAATAGAAACTCAAAGTGGAAGTATCATAGTTGCTTGCATCTTTACCCAGCATTATCTGGTGCCGTTGTCCCACCCCTATGCCGCTTCTATAAGCCTCAATCGCTTTTCCGAAATTATTGCTGGTTTCGGAATTGTTGAGCATCAAGTTTGCACTGCCGTTTACACCATCACTGGTAATCGTCACATCATCAGCGAATGTAGAACCAGCATTGAATATCGCTTTGCCAGCCGCGCTCATATCAAGCGTCAGTGCTGTAATATCTGAAGTGCTATCTGTGCCTTTGAAGATAATATCTGTATCGCCGCCCTGAGCATCAATTGTGATATTACCTGATGTGGTGGCTATACTTACGGCGGCATCGCCCGTTGTTATGTCATCAGCCGCAACAGAACCACCGCCACCGCCACCTATGCCAAGATTGGCTGGGGTGATTTTCTTCATCGTGCCGCCGTCATCAACCAGAACAAAGTCGGCATCAGACGAGCTAGTTGTTGTTGTCGGGGTATCAGAGTTGCCTGTGGTCAGGACTGTGCCAGTTGCGTCAGGCAGGGTTATGGTGCGGTCTGCTGTTGCATCAGTAGCAGTGATGATGGTTTCGTGTGCATCCGCTGTAGCACCTTCCAGCACAATGTTTGACTGCGTTAGCAGGTTTCCCGTCGCACCTATGCCACCAGCCTCAATGCTATCTGTTCCAATCTGAACGCTTTCTGCAAAAGTAGAATAGGTGGCAGTCGAGTAGCCAACGTCTTGTGGGTCAATGGCGTCTGCTATGCCAGTTTTGAGAATGACATTGCCGTATGAACTACCACCCTCGTTGTCATCAAGGTTCGCTTCATCAAGAAACAAAACTAGGTTATTGGTCGCGTCCGCAACATAAACCTGTATGACCGCTCCAGCGTATGTTTTATTGGCGTCTGTACTAACTTTAATTCGGATTGCTGTGACAACATCGGTGCCAAACGTACTGTTGGCAATAATTTGAAGACCTTGATCGTTTGCAAACAGAGACTGGGCGTAGAACGTCATCGCCTGATGTCTGCTTGACGTTATATCTATCAAAGAAAACTTGGCGTGGAATCTTTGGTTAGACCCTTGTGGGCTATCATCGCGTCCTTGAAACACCGCAATAGTTTGCCAGCCGACTGCAAGATTAGCCGTCATTGTTTGTTGGTCTACGACGCGCACCAACCCATTCCTGTCGGGCAGTCTTATGGTGCGATTTTCAAGAGTTGGCGTAATGGGATAGAGGCTGGTGTTGAAACTGCCGTTGTACTGATACCAGATAAGCTGGTTTTCTGCACTAAAGTACAAAGCGTCGTTATCAAATATATAGGTGGCGGTGCTTGACCCAGCTTTCATTTGGTTAAATTGTATTCTACCATCTTCACTGCCGTCTGTTACATCCCGTGTTATAGAATAAATTTCATTATAAGTAGTTGTTTCGCTGGCACTGTTTGGTGCTTGAAAAAAAATAATTGAGGTTGTGTCAAAATCTGCAACATCGCTAGTGTTGTTGCTGCGGAGATAAACAGCTGGCCTGCTGTCTGTATCGTCACCCTGAATAATTAAATTATTTGTATCTATAACGCCATTGGTGCCGTCAGAGTAAATCTCCATGTCATCGCCAGCACCAAACTTTAACTTGGCGTTGTCGGCAAACTCTAAAGCATCGTCACTAGCATCCCACACAACATTGTAGTTTGCGCCTGTAAGGGTCAGGTCATCTGTAAAGGTAATGCCTGTGCTGGTCGTCTCTAGGCGGTCAGTGTTGTTATAAAACAACTTGACATGACCGTCACTGCCGCCGAACTCAGCCATTTTGTTGGCGTTTTCTGCGCGTTCAATAAGCAAGTTATTTGGGGAGGTGCGATAAACTATATCAACGCCATTTGTGGTGCTTGAATAGTCAGAGCCGTCTCGATAGCGCATGAAGTTGGGTCCACCGCCGCCTATATCCAGAACAGGAAGGGTGCCATTGCTGTTGGCTATGATTTGTTCGCCGCTGGTCATTGTGACATCGCCAGTGAACGTGCCGCCAGAAAGGGGCATAAATGAGCCGCCGCTGGAAATCTCTTTCACAGTGCCGTCTGAATGTTTGGTAAATAGCTTGGCGTCAGCGGTATTAACTGCCAATTCTCCGACTGACAGATCACTCGCTGATGGTGTGTCGCTTGCTGTTGAGGAGCGTTTTATCTGAATGGTGTTAGCCAATGTTCACCCCTACTTTTTGCTTGGCCGTCCTCTTTTTCGCGGACGGGTTGCTTCAAACTTTTCTTTCCACACAAGGCCGTTTTCACGTTCCATCTGTAGTGCTGTTTTGAGGCTTGCAACCTCACCCCTGATAGTAGACAGAGCGACAAGCAAGTCAGCGTTTTGATCTTCAAAGGCATCCTTGTTTGTGGACATGGCTTTCAACTGAGCCTGCGCCTCGCGTACCTGTTTCTTCTGCGTCTCATAACCAGCCAGAGCCTGTTCGTATTGAGCTATGGTGGCTCTTGCTACTTTTAGACTTGCGGCGGCTTCCAGATATTTGCCAATGATCTCACCCAAGTATTCTTCCTGCGCTTTTGCTAACGCTTCTACAACAGTAGTTTCCATTAATAAGTGCCACCATCAATCGTTTTGTTATCAAGGGTTTGCGCGTGACTTGCGAATACAAAGGTGTCATTGCCGCTGAGTAATGGCAACGTGACCGTCCTGTCTGCCGCCAACTCTGAAACAGCAAACACATATTGATGATCTGCGCTGGTGTCATTAATTTGCGGCGTTGTCATAACTGGGCTGGTAAGTGTTTTGTTGGTCAGCGTCTGGCTGTCACTTGTTCCCACAATCGTGCCGCTGGGGGCGTGTTGCCCGTCTAGCAAATCAGCGTTGAGGTTTGTCACCGCCGTGGTTGATGCAATGACTAACGGCGCGGTGCCTGTGGAAAGGGTGCTTGTGATCTGACTTGAAGCTGAGATGGTAGCTGTGTTCACTTGTGAATTTATGTGAAGATTGCTGAACTTTAGTGAGGCTGTACCAAGGTCTTGACCCGCATTGGTGGCAGGCGCAAACGCAGTGCTTGTAAGCTTCAATTCATCAGAGCCAGCAATCTTGATATCTATCTGGTCATCAGTGCTTGCGTGGATGCTGGTATCCGCATCGGCATCAAGGATAAGCTCTGTGCCGTTCATATCCAGACTTGTGGCTATGGTTGCGGCGGTGATGGTGGGCGACCCAGCAAGGTTACCTTCAATATTAGCTATCAGGGTCTGCTTGTTAAAACCTGTGCCGCTCTTATTAACTGTGGATGTTGGCTCTGCTTGAAGGCCATCAAACAGGATGAACTTTCCAGAATCATCCGCATCTCTTGCAAAACCCGCAAACTTGGTTGTGGCTGATTCCACATATTTGCCATAGAAGCCAAGGTCAACAGAGTTGGTCGTATTGTCTTTTGCCAGTTTAAACAGCGGGTCAGCAATTGAGACTGTAGTGGAGTCAATGGTCGTGGTGGTGCCTTCAACATCCAGATTACCAGTGATAGTCAGGTCGCCCGTGAAGGTGTCATTCGTGTTGCTTCTGAGGAACGCCCCCTCACCGCCTATCAAGCGGATGTTATCTGATGCATCACGATAGAAAAGTATCTGCGTTGCTTCAGTGAACGCTAATTCACCCTGCGCTATGTTAGAAGTAGTTGGCGCATCTGAGTCTGAGGTGTTCCGTTTTATCTTAATTGTGTTCGCCATCAGTATGTCCCCGCGTCAATTTCCTGAGTATAAACCCATTCATCACTAGAATTGCTAAACACTAT